TCCACGAGCCGGTGATGGTTATCGTAAAGATACGTGAATTATCTACACCAACCACCCGGATACTGTCCGACCAGTTGCCGGCAGCGGAGATCGCAGCCGAGACATCCTGACCCACAGATCTCATGCGGAACAGCACACCGATCTGATTGGCCGAAAAAACATTGTTAGAGGCCGTCAGCGTACACTCACCTGACAGCGCATCCGAGGTGATGGTAGTCGATGACGTATTAATCACCCTGAAGGGTCCGTCTTCAGTCAGGTATTTGGTTGCCGACCAAGACCGCTTTCCCCGGCGTTGGATCCTGTATTGCTGGTAGCCGTCACAGGCCAGATAAATCACGTTGCCTGATTGATCCCAGCGGATCAGCGTCAGGTCATCCTGATTATACGGCAGCGGCATCGTCATGGGACCGGCGCCCTCGATTGACACTTCATCAACCAGAACGTCGATCTCATCTCGATTGAGTAGCCTGACCCAGAAATTACCTTTCGGTGTGAAGGCGATTGAATGCGTTCCCTCATCCAGTGTGGAATCAGTAATGTAATCCGTACCACCTTGGGAGGATCCTATGGTCAGCGTCACCGGACCTCGCTCAACCACTATTCTGATGGCGTGTTGGTGAATGCCTGATATTGGACCCTGCGTAACGTGAGACCTGTGCTTGTTGTCAATGATGCGGGACTGCCGGCCGTAGACCTTCACCTCTGCCCTCACCATCCCCGGCGAGGTGTTGGCGTCATAGACAAAGACCTCCTGATCTCTGATGGCTGCGTTGAACCTCGTGCCGATCAGGGACATATAGCCTTTTGAGTTGACCGTCTTCTGCGCCGAGGTGGCTCCGCCTTCATCCGAATCCGTCCACGATGTCAGATCAGTCTCAAAGGTGCCGTTGGCGATTGATGTATTGTTCAGTGGCCGCTCGATCAGCGTCTCCTCATCGTCTTCAATCAGGATCACCCGCATGGTCTCAGCGGATACCTCGATCAGCGCCATATCATCGGCATTGAAAACAAAGGGAACGTGCTTTGCTACTTTCGAATTATAACTCTCGGCCACCTTTTCCATGCCTGGACGGATGGTCATGGACCCCAAGGTGCGAGGTATCCAGTTGGTCTGGGTTGAAGCTGACATCGCAATGCGTTTGATGTCGGTACGTCCAAGCGCACGGTCATCGATGACACCGCGGTTGAAAGTGGCAATGGGTGAATTCATCTCTCCCATATGCTTAACCTGTCAGGTTGGTTCGGCTACCCATGTCTCGACGGCTACCGAAGCGGCCTCTCCGAGATCTCTGCCAGCCTGTCTCAGGATAGAACTTAACACCCTCTTGCAGGGCATCCTTTGATCTCGCCATCGTGCGCTGTTCCTTGAAACCCTCTGTCATATCCTCAGTCTTATCTGGATTGACACGGGGAGCGGACTTCATGGCGAGGTAGTATTCAACCATCTCGATGAAGCTCTCAGGCCAGAGGGCCATGTCCTTACCGTAGGACGCATCATCTGAGACGTATCTCACATAGATCTCATCGATGTCGGCAAAGAAATATCCCTGCTCCTTCTTGAATTCAGCATCAGTGAGAGGTGAGTAAAAGTATTCATCCGAGGAAATCTCGTGATGGTGGACATAATCACTGGGAATGTTGAATGCCCGTCTCAGCCCAAAGTCTGGCTCGATGGCTGAGTTGTAATCAAGCTTGACCGCTCTCATGGCAAAGTTCCAAAGACCATGTTCCAGACAGGCGCGCCGGCCGTCTTTGTCTTCATACCAGCCATCGAGAACGTGCCGCGGTTCACGGTCCTCATCTACGGCGGCTAACTCCGCTTGACCTAACAAGCGGAGCGCACCGTTATAGAGTGTTAGCTGCGTGGTCATGCAGCCATCGCTTTATTGTGTTCGACCATCCACTCCGCTGCGTCTTCGCGGGTGTTATGACCTTTGGATAGCACTGTGCTATCTGCCTTCCTTATAACCCGGAAGCCTTCAGCCGTTGTGAAATCAATCCCGAAATCCGAATCGTCGGTGTCTTCATAGACCATTGTATTGAGGTCGTGATATTCCAGCGGAGCCACCTTCGCAGATGTTCGATCAGAATAGCGGACGAACACTCGGCCATACCAAGATCCATCCTTGGGGATCAAGGTCACCTCCGACATCGTTGGCATCTGAGCAGCAACATGGGTCCAGAACATTGGTTCCATGCAGTCTTCAAAGATTGTGTCGGTTGGCACGAGGGCCGTATATTGGGCCTGTACGGTTTCTTTCAACTGAAAGTCAATCGCCGCCAGCTTACGAGGCTCGCGGGGTTTTACTTCTTCTTTGGCTTTGGTTTTGGCTTTCGCCATTGGGAATACTCCTTCTGTTAAAGCAAGGGGCGCCCACCGCCATGATGGACGCCCCCCACGGTTGATGACGTTGTCGTCTAGGAGGCTGAACTAATCACAAGTCCAGATGTCAAGCTTGCGTATGTTGACGCCACCGCTGTCACCGAGTGAGATGTCAGCACATAGGTTGTTGAACCGATATGAAATACCGTATCACCAACCACCATGCCGATGTCTTCACCGTTTGAGATGTGGTCGGACGCGCCGACTACAGCCTGTAGGTGAGTGGACTTGTATTTCCAAGTCCGGGGTGCCGCAACGGGCTGATCGCCAGCTAGATGTGGCGGGTTGCCTGTTTCATAAGCCATTCGTTCCTCCTACCAACTACGATGCCGAACTGATCACGAGACCAGCAGACCAAGTTGTCGAGGTTGATCCGACCGCCGTGCAGCGATGGAACGATACGCCCGAACTCTCAGAGATGGCGAGGAGGGTGTCGTTAACATTAACACCCAAATCATTACCGTCAGAGATGAAGTCGGAAGCACCAATGTCTGTCTTCAAGTGCGTCGAGACATATGTCCATGCTTTGGCACCCGTAGAACCTTGAGCAATCGGCTGATATGCGAGAGCAATCGGGTTAGGGCTGGTGGAGTCATAAGTTGCATAAGCCATGTCTTAATCCTCCTATGATGCGCCGTAGGCAGATGCATCGTGCTTCATCTGAACTACGCCACTGTTTTGAAGTAAGACCGAACCCATGAAGACTGTGCAACGAGCCCAGGAATAATCCTGTTCTTCGTCGTAGCCAACCGGAGACTGCATGGTCTCTTTATCAACCGCATGGCCAATGGCATTGCGATGATAGAGATAACACTGCTCAGTCGTTCCTGCACCGCCGGCTCCAACAGAACCAGTGAGGCGAGGATGAACGATCCAGTTAATGCCATACCAACGCTTGAACATACGGGCTGGTCCGGTGAACGGTTGAACGCTCACATAATCAGCCGAAGCATATTCAGACACTTGCATCAGATACGCATCAAAAGCCGGTGTGATGAGGCCGAACATATTATCTTCCTCTTCACATGGTACGAAATTATCGCCCAAGATGGTTTTTGATTTAGCTACCATATCGAGGGTAGCAATCGCGCTGGTGCCGGTGTCGTTGGTGGCAGTGTCAAGAACCGTAATGATATCGTCATCGATCTTGCGATTGATAACAGCCATTGAGGTTTCTTGCATGATCCGCTTCTGATCGCTTTGTGATGCAAAGACGTTGAAGCCGGTTTTACGGACGAGGTCGTGCCATTCCTTGAGGGTTGCAGTATTCTGCGTCAAGTTATCTGCACGGGCCTGGATGAGGCCATTCACGCCACGAGTGCTAGCTGCCGCGGAGCCACTATCAGCTACCAAGAAGGTTGCCTTGTTGCCCTTGATCACGGTCTCTTGCACAGTGGTCGAGCGCAGACGGGATTGTCTGTCCTCGAACCCATGGATGAATTCCTGCCGGTATTGGGTTTGATATGCTATTTGAGGCATAGCCAATATCCTTCTCTAACAGGGTTGATTCCGTCAGCAGGGTTGGCCTTCAACGATTAATGAGGGTTGTCGGAAATCCGGGCCTCGGCGGTCGTGTCAGGTGCCGCGTCTAGAAAGTTAATGCCTCGGGGCCACAGTCTATCTATATGGGTGGGTTGTCCGTCCTTCCGCTTATACACAAGATGTGGTGTCTAAGTCAACAGGTCTCTGTCTACCATCATAGTCCTCCGGGTTGTGGGCTTCAAAGTCTCGGAACGATCTCGGGTTCCAATCTTCAGGGAGATCGTCTTTAGTCATCTTGCGGGTCCAGATCTCTACACCTCTCGCCGCTTTGGGTGATCCCATGGCTAATAGCTTTTCATAGTTGCCACGGGTCATCATGTCAGGAGCGTGGCCGTCACGACCTCCCCTGCCATCGCTGAGTGTTTCCATCGGCAGCGCGCCAGAACAGGATCCGCAATATTCCATCACCTGATCTTGGAAATCCTCGGGCTCACGCCTCCACCATCCTGGCTTAACCTCGTAGCCGCCGGGATCATCAAACAAATAGTCCTGGGCCGCGGCTATTTCGCAGAAGAAGGCGCCTTTAGGTGTGATGGCTGCTGACCAGCTTGATTGGAAAGGGCAGTTCTCGATGAGCAACTCTCGTAATTCGTGATCGTCAACCACCTCACTGATTGCGACGAGTAGCGGTTGGTGCCGGCCACTCGCTTGGGAGTGGTCATTAAACGCCACACGCTCCCGGTTGAAGGTTTTATGGATGTCAGCTTTATACTCTCCCCACTTAAACCCAGCCGTCCAGAACTCCCGCTTCTCTTTGGGAACCATATCCCTCATTAAGGTCAGGATTTCTCGGAACTGTGGGTGGAGTGTTGGTTCTCCACCCATGATACCGATCCGACCTGGGAATCCTTCCAATGATTCAACGGCGCGCTTAAAATCTCCGAGCGACATAAAGTATGGCTGACGGTGGTTACCAACGAACCTCGTACAGTTTGCACAGTTGAGGTGACAAGCGTTGGTGATGTCGATTTGGATAACCGTGTTTTCATGGATCGCCCTCATCTCGCCGCTCTTTCATCCATCCGCTGCTTGACTTGCAGCAGTTCAGCATATCGAGCCTGATGCGTCTCAGCTTTAGCACCAACGTAGTATTCACCCTTGGTGTCTTGCATCAGCTTCTCGAGATCTGCCATCTCACCCTCGATGCCCTTGGCTTGATCAGACCCTTCACCTGGAACTGTCGTGGCCGCAGGATCAATCTGGTACATCTTATCGACAAACCACCTGACTGCCTCGGGATCATTGAACAATGCCCTGCCGTCACCCATCCGAGCAGCCATCAGGTTCTCAACGAACTCAGGTGAGCCCGATCCTGTCAGCCAACCCTTGAGTGCCACCATATTCTTATTGGTATCGGCGCCGTAATCCTCTCGCAGCGCAGACATGGTATCACGGCTTTCGGATTCATCCAGTGACTGCTGGGATTGAAGGTCAGCAGACTGATGATTGTAGATAGCTGCAACCATCTCATTGGCCACTGCCGGCGAGAGGTTGTGCTTGTGAGCTATTTCAGAGAATGCATCGACATACCCCATGTCACCGTCTGGGATCTGGATGTCTTCAGGCAATGCCTCACGATACCCAGCGGCCTCGGCCGGCAGATCGTGATTGGTTCTCCAGGCTGCTTGCTCTTCCTCGGTCCCTTTAGTTGGGAACGGGTTTGGATCGCCGCCTTGTTTGAATAGCCTCTCAGCATTCTTTGTCCAGTTTGCCATGTCTTTTGGTGAGGCAAACCGCTCGAGCCGCTTCTCGAACTGATCATCGCCGTCAGCCACTGCCGTGCGCCAATCGTCCCGCCAGACATTCTCTGCCGGTGCGGGTTCAGGTGTTGGCTCCGGTGTGGTTTCCGGGGTAGGTTCTGGTGCTGGCTCTGGTGTGGGTTCCGGGGTTGGTTCTGGTGTTACATCTAAGGCTACTTCAGCCATCGGTCTTTCCTTTCCGTTTTAAGATACGCTTCTCTGCTTTTGTAACATTCTCTAAGTTACAGTTGATTA